TCTATTACCCGCACTCTGGATAGGCATATACGCATTCAATTAGAAGCAGACGGATTTAGTGCCGAAGTACTACAAATCACCGAGAAAGGTATTAACATTAAAGGAAAATACAAGTAATGAAAACCTATAAGAACTATAAGAAAACTAAGAAAGCAGGCAATAACACTCTGCAACCTACCCGCAATATTGTTCCCAAGGCAATGGCACGCACCCGTGCCGATGTACTCACGTGGAAAAATGCAATGGCAATGGCGGAGAATGTAGAGAATCCAAAAATGTTTCCATACTATAATTTGGTAAAGGATATGCTACTTGATGCGCATACTACCTCACAAATAACAAATCGAAAATACAAAACTACCTCTGTTAACTTCAGCATACAGAAAGCTAATGGAGAGACACACCAGGAGCTTACCAAAGCATTGCAAAAGTCATTTTGGTTCAATGAGATTATAAGCCATATATTAGACAGCGAGTACTTTGGCTATACCCTTATTGAATTTAATCGGGGTGATGATGATAGTGTAGAGGTGTCTCTTATACCTAGACAAAATGTAATTCCTCAAAAGGGTATAGTGCTTAAGGATTATACCGATGATAAGGGATTAGACTATCGCAATGCTAACGAGTACGGGACTTGGTTGTTAGACTTTGGCAGGGTGGGCGATTTAGGCCTTATCAATAAGGCGATACCATATATTCTTTTTAGCAGATTTGCTCATAGCTGTTGGTCAGAACTCTGTGAGATTTACGGAATTCCTCCCCGCGTAATGAAGACGAATACTCGTGACCGACAAGCCCTTGCACGCGCCGAGAAGATGATGACTGATATGGGCGCTGCCGCCTGGTTTATTATCGACGAAACCGAACAATTCGAGTGGGCAACCAATGGCGTACCCGCTACAGGTGAAGTGTATGACGGGCTAATCAATCGTTGCGAAAATAGCATCTCTCTGCTCATTTCGGGGGCTATTATAGGGCAGGATACCAGATATGGAAGTAGAGGTAAAGAAATGAGCTCACAGGATATACTACAGGATTTGGTAGATGCTGACCAAACGATGGTAGAGCAGTATATGAATGATAAAGTGCTACCTGCTCTATACGCCATCGGCGTACTCCCCGAAGAGGGCTTATCGCTCGTGTATGACCAAGTGGAAGACTTGGGCGAACTATGGACACGTACTAAGGAAATACTACCTTATAAAGAGGTCTCTGATGATTGGATTCAGAAAAAGTTCGGCATTGAGATAGTAGGTAATAAAACACCTACCACACCTCAAAAGCTCTCTTTAGATTTTTTCGACTAAGCCCCGA